CAATAGGCTTATTTTAACATACTTTCTTTAGAACTCTAGCCATCCTGTGATAATATACTTGACCCCACCTATAGGTGAATTACCTCTATGAGAGTGGGTAAATGCTGCGGGGAAGATAACTATATCTCCCATCTTTGGTTTGTATCTATATTGCTGGTATAAGAACTCTGTTTCTCCTGCATCAAAGTCATCATTTAAATATACAGTCCAAGTTAATACTCTTGTTTGAAATTCTCGTCCCCCTGCTTCGCAATGCCAAGTATGGTATCCCTGTCCCGGATGAGTCTTTTGTAGTTTAGCTTCGTAGTATCTTAGCTCTCCTACTTCTTGCAACTGCCCATAAGTACCATAGTATTTCTGTTGAGCATCTAAAAACCCTGATTCAAACTGTTCTATTAAAGAGGCAGTCATGTGAGTTATTGGAAAATCATAAACAGGAAAATGAACCGAACTATCATTTTTTAACATAATACTGACGTTTTCTTTCTCTTGCCTACTTTGACATAGCCCGTGTTTGTTTGCTTCTTCAAAACATTTGATCGCATAATCGCAAAACTCTTTATCAAACGTAGGGTATATTTCTATAAAATTTGGTATGCTCATTTACTCTCCTATATAATTTGCATTTCCTGCAATACTTATTCTTGGAACATCATTAAAGTTTTTAGTTACTCTATGCACCATCCATCCCGGTATCATAACAAGCTGTCCTACTACAGGACAATGACTAATATCTATTTTAGAAGTCCACCCTTGAAACTGTGATAACACTAATAGTCCACTATCTTCAGGAACCCTAACATAATATACCCAAGCAACATCGCTATCCCCATGATGATGCATTTCAGTTGCCTCATACTTTCTATGTATTTGACCCCAAGGTTTCTCTGACATGACTAGGTTTCTTTCCTTAAGAACCTTCTCAACCTCACCTAATAATTTTCTGGTATTTGTAGCATTTGGATCAAGTATAGAGTCTTCACTCAAACTACTTGTGCTATCAGAGTTTATAACTTGTCCTACATACTTCATTGTTTCTTCAGCTATACCTCGGTTACATACCCCAGTTATATTCCATATATCTAAACAGTCATGGGTTATAGTATCTAGTCTATCAAACTGTATCATTAATATAATCTACTATATCTTGTACGGTGTGTATGTCAGCAAATACATCTTCTGATATCTTGATGTTATACTTTTCTTCAATACTCATAATAATTTCAACAGAGTCCAAAGAGTCTGCACCTAAATCTTCTAGTGTGTCAGTAAGTTTTATTGCATCAAATTCTAGTTTGTTAATACTCTCTACTAATAAATCTTTTACTTCTTTTTCATGTTTAGCCATTATATTCTTTCATGTAGTTAAAAAGTTTTCTCATTTTATCTTTAGTATATCCTTTCATCAACCAATACTTTGACTCAGGGTAAACTTTGCCATTATACACCCATTGATTTGATTTTGTTTTTTGTTTACCTCTGATGAATAGAGTAATAGCTTTTTTGCCTAGAGGAATTATTTGATGAAATTGATTGTGTTTTCTTCTTATAATACTGCCGGGATAATAAGTTTTAGTAGAGGTCTTACCGTTCTTCCATTGGGTCTCTCTATAACGTCCCCATAATATAATACTCGTGTAATCCCAAGGATGATTGTGATAGCTTTCTACATCAGCATAGATAACGTTGATGCATATCTTATTGATTAAACCAAACATAGAATACCTAACTATAGTTACTTGGTCGTTAGGTAGTATAATGGCCTGTTTTTGAATGAGTCTTATCATACTCGTCTATGTAGTCTTGCACCTCTCTAAGTTCATCTTTAACTTTTTTAAACCCTTTCCTTATTGGCGGGTGATTTCTAACTGTAGCATTATTTGGTTTACCAATCAACTTTATGATAGGAGCTGTTAAATCAAACTCACCTTTGTTAATTGCATTATTCCACAGACCTGGTACTGCATGGTGTGTATTGTGTAGTCCTTCACCTGGAAACATAATAGACCAGAAGTGACTATTTACTGTGTAATCTTTAGAGTTGTAAGTTCTCCAAGTACCTGGAAGTCCGTAGCTTAATACAGGGATATGTGCAATTACTGTAGCCCAACTAATACCGATCAACGTATACCAAATTGGGATGCCATAGAAGTATCCTACATACGCAGGGTTTATAAAGAATAACAAAGCGACATAACTAAATATAACTTTGTAGTAATTTCTATGAAACCATGCATGGTCTTTATCCCTAGATAAGTCTTTAATGATGATAGGGTTTATATTAAATGCTGGGACGTAATAAAACCAAACCTTAAACTTATGCCATAAGCTGCCATGAGGTCTATGTGGGTCTTCAATGTGATCTGAATGTCTATGATGAGCTCTGTGTCCTGCAGCCCAACAGATGGTACTACCCAGAGAACCTATAGTAGCAAACCATAATACAATCCATTTGATAAGTCGGTTTTTAGGTTCGTAAGTTCTGTGAGCTGCATACTTGTGTAGTCCTACACTTACACATAGCCCAAAACAAACCCACCCTAGAGCTAGGGCGATTAGGAATAATGTGGTATCCCAAGCAAAAATCATAGTAACTATAGCGCTAATATAAACAAAAGCTTGTGTTGCCTTTACTTTTGCATCGTTACTACATCTTCTCAAGAACCCATTATTAAAAATGAACTCCAAAGGGTTGGGCATAATTATCCTTTAGCAGCGAATGAATCTAGATATACTTGATTCACTTTTTCTATTACTGCTTTAGCTAGTTCTTTAAATTCAGCTACAGTTAATTCTTTATCTTCGTTAGCTGTGTTTCTCCAATTAACATACTCTGAATCCCAAAGTCCTGCATTGATTGCGGTCACAACGCTTAAGATATTATTACGGCTAATTAAATCTATCTGCCAATTATCTCCGTTCCATCCCACACCTTCTCGTAGAGTTACAGCTCTTCCTACATTAATATTTATATCTTTACGTCTTTCTTCTAATGTATTGTTCCAAGGATAAAATAGCTGTCTATTTGGTGATAACACATACCCCAACCCTTCCATATACTCAATAAAGTTATCTGGTGCTCCCGCTCCTAATACATCAGAAAATGCAGTTATACCTACTTCCAAACAGTCGTTTCGCAGGTCTCTTAAAGATGCAAGTGCTGTTGCGCCCTCATCCACGGCTGTAGTAAGAATGCCTTTTAAGACTAAGTTAGGGTCTTGAGCAGCTACGTTTACAATACCTGGGTATTCTTTAGCTAATATCTCATCTACTGTTACAGCGTTAGCTTCAGGATACTGATTCCAGAAATCTTCAGCAGCAAGAGCTGTAGGCAACTCATTACTTGGACCTTCCTCAATAAGTGCTGCTTTCACTGCTTCAGCAAATAATTCTAAGCACTTTTCAGCCCACTCTGGTCTCTCAGTAAGAATTACATTTGGGGTATTTCTGGCATCTAAGTGCTCTAGTTCTCCTTGACCACCTTCCCATTGTAATGCGTTTACGTACGGAGGTATATTGGCTGAGGTGAAGTCTATACCCCCCATACCTTGACCATCTACGGTCATTGCGCCATCTGCTGGTACTATTGAAAAATGTGTTGCCATTTTACTTATCTCCTAATAATTTTCTTTTAGCAGTCTCTTCTAACAATTTTACACTACTCTCGTTAGCCTTAACCATCTCGTTTCTAAACGACTCTACGGCCGCCCCGGTCTGTCTTTGCTGACCAGAATTTTCAACTAGTAGCATCGGTAACCAAGTGACAGCGCACGAATACTCATCCACTTCTTTTCCAGTATTTGTATCTGTTCCTTGTAACTTGGTGAACCACATACACTTTAAACCAATACACTTCTTTTTCAGTAAGGGACAATATTCCCCTTTAGGTAGTTGCATTAATATCCTTTCATTAACTCTTAGTAGCTATAATTACATCCGCATATGTAACAGCAATGTTCATTCCATAAGTATCACTAAAACTGTGGTTGTGGTTAGACCCTGTAAATCCGTGATTGTGGGCTTGTGAACCACCTGTGTTACCGGTATTTGTCTGGTTCGGGGTTCCACCAAATTTTGTCCCAACATATAATCCCACACTACCTTGACCTGCAGTAGTTGGAATACCAGAGTGAGAGTGAGCAGGTATTCTTGCAGTAGACAGCGTATGGTTAGCAACTGTACCGCCTGCTGCTTTGTTACCCGTGTTGCCAGAAATAGAGACAGTCCATGATTTAAATGCTGAAGTAAATGCTACTGTACCGCCTGTGCCTACCGAACCTGTAACAATCCTTAAAGCGCGGTTATTATATGATGAAGTTGTTAACTTTACCCAACCTGTTGGTGCTGATGTTTGTTGAAATAACATTCTAGTTCCTGCTGGGATTACAACTGCTGCTGCAGGTATTGTTTTCCATGTAGGGTCAGATCCAGCATTAGAACCTAGATATTGGCCTGATGTACCTTGTTGTCCATTTAGCTTAACTAGGCCTGTGATATTTAGGTCTCCACCACCGATTGTAGCTGCTGTGGCAGTTAAACTAGAAGTTTCTAAGTTAGATAATCCTGTTATTTCTCCGCCATTAATATCTACTGAATTATCATTCTGCTCTGACATCGTTCCAAGTTTAATTGCATCAACAACATTAGAACCATCGTTATATACGAAGTTTGTTTTACCTGCACCGACTGTAATCCCGGTGCCTGTTGAGTTTTTAACTACAATATCATTAGTACAATTATTATTAATCAGGTATAACTTTTGTATTGTAGGTACAACTAAATTTCTAGTCGCGCCTCCTGTTGTTCCTATTAAGTTTAATCTTAAGTGTCTAGCAGCTTGAGTGCCGTTAGTGTCTATTAAATCAAGGGTTACATTACCACTTGCAAAAGTAACATCAGCTGAACCTGTGATAGCTTCTTCTAACGCAGTACCTAAGTTGGTATTTGTGGTCGCACCCCAAGTCCCCGTCTGCTCACCGGTGGCGATTAACTCTATTTTTAATTGCGAATAAGTACTTGGCATTTTGTAGTTCTCCTATTATCTGATATTTTACCATCATTTCTTTTAATTGCGTTAATTATCATGTTGCTATATCTTTCCAGTTAGCGTCTTGGCTAGTATCAATTTCGCCCCAGACTAAAATAAATCTTCCGTTTCCAACGTGTCCAATCGCTTCTACTCCTGATGGGAATACTGTTGCTTCTGCATCTGGCTCTATTTGCCCTATATATCCTGTACCTTGAACCCCAAAGACAGGCACTAGGTTAACAGTTTTACTTTCTGCCATACCTGTCTGACCTGTACCAAACACACCTGTAGGATAGACATTTGCTTCCCCCACCATAGTGAGGTCTCCTACAAGACCGGTTGCAAATACAGACCCTGTGTTCGCATTATTATCTGCTTCAATAAGTACGTCACGTAGGATAACGGTTGCTTCTAGTCCACTAACTACTACAGGGGCATCAGCTACTACTGTAGCACGTCCTATTTGTCCAGTAGCAGATACGCTTGTAGGTTCAGCTATATCTACTCCTGTCCCCCACGAGCCTCTACCCCAATAACCTGAACCCCATCCTTCAAACCGAGCCATCTTAGGCTCCTACTACGCTATACGTATAATAGCAGTCGCAGAGTCTGCAGTAGGGAATACTACTGTAAAGTCACCGGCAGTTGATGTTTTATTGCCACCAAAGTCTAAAACTGCAACAGCTTTATTTCCTTGAGTTTGGTTGTAAATCATAGCACCACGTGCTGTAATAGTAGCGGTTGTCCATGTTTCATCAGCAAAATCTAAATACGCTGTAGTACCTGATGATGTTGGGGCAACAGTTGATAGTGCTTGTCCGCCTGCTGTATATCCTGTTCCTACTGTTTCGCCACCTGTTTCATATGCTGTAGTAGATGCATCTAAAGAAGCTGAATCAGTATAAAGTGCTAGGTAAAAAGTGTCAGCAGTTGTATCTGCACGAGCTACAGTTGTACCGAAAGCGTGAATACCATCCAGTATTTCAACTTTAAAGCTTGTGCACATTGCTTGTGTTATAGCCATTTTTATATCTCCAAAAGTTTAATTAAATCTGAATGTCCCGCTTCACGCAGTTTATTCGCGATTGTTGTATGATTAGACTTGATTGCCTTTTTCATATATTGCACTAGAACTAGCCTAATGTTTTGTTTGTAAGCTTCTGCTTGCTCACGTATTAACGGGTCTGCATCTTCGCCTACATGTATTATCTTTGCTAATGCCATCTCCGCTACTTGTTCAGGTGTATGACCTTTTCCTTCTTCTGAAGTAATAATTTTATAGTCAGTGCCTAAAGTCATTTGTCCTATATTATTCATCGTACGGGTATCCTCTCTTGTCCGCTTCTGTAAGCGTCTCGTCTATTTTTACCTTCACCTAAATTCTGTAAAAGCGCCATTGCTTCTTGGTATCTCGCAGAGTATTGAGCTACAGTATCTGCATCTTCTTTCATGAAAGCAGCTGCTTCAAGAAGTGATCCATAGAATAAAGCAGTATCAAAATTATCCCCAAGCCAAGTATTAGCGACAGTGACAATACTCTCAGGATAGTAATAATAATGAAGTTCAGCCATGTAATCGGCATTAGGAGTCGGGCCAAGTAACATTGAGTCTTCGTCGAATATTGCATAAAATTTTGGTTCTCCAGTAGTTCCCACTTGTGGGCATGCCTCCCGAATAAAGTTAACATCCTTATTCAGTAAGTAAACGTATTCATTCTCTGCATTAATTAAAGCAATACTAAAAGTAGATAACCAATCACTTGGCAGACTAAAATACTTATTACCAGATGTCATAGTGCCCATAACGTTTTTACGTAAGTCAGGTAGCTGCACAGCGTTATAAATTGTCTGTTCAGCGTTTTGAATAAATCTATCTACATCATCTTTCGTATACTTGTTTTCAGTATAGCTTTCTATTGCTGCGACTAATTCTATGTATGTCATATTGTGTACCTATTAGCTTTACTTAAATTATCTTTTGCTCTTATCACTTGCAAATTATCAGGGACATGCAATCCAGAGATATTCTCTCCTTGTAGTGGTATGATATGGTCCACATGCCACTCTTCTCCTGTCTCTTCTTTTCTCTTTTGAGCTTCTTTATAGAACTCTTTTATTTTACCTAAATCTTCTTCAGTCAGCCAACCTGGTGTTCTATTTAATTTAGAGGCTCTTCTTTTAGCAAGCTTTGCATTTACTTTATCTCTATTAGCTTCTTCCCAAGCTTTAACTTGTGCTTTTCTTTTTTCTTTATTAGCTTCGCGGTAGACTTTACGTTGGGCTAGTATTTTTTCTTTATTAGCGTTGTAAAAATCTTTGTTATAAGCATTTATTTCTTCTTTATTAGCCTCATAG